GTTATAATAATATTGGTGGAAAGATTCTCTCTTAAAGTTACCCGGCATCCGCTTGGTGGCTTTTTGTTTTATGGGTTTGGGTGTTAGAATATTATTGGAGAGATCAGGGGGAGAAATGCCAACGACAACTGATTATGTAAGCTCGGTTTCATTGCTCCCAACAGTGGAATTTTTGGAGTTGGTAGCTAAGAAGCAATGGGACTCAACCGTTAGTTATGGCCTAGGAATATCAACTATTGTCCCGATGTTTCACTCCACAACCAACTCGGAATGGCTATGCCTAAACTCTGAAGCCGAGTTTTTGAACTCACCCATAGGGACAGTATCAATTAAAAATCCCTTTGCCTATACCCGACCGGAATCGTCGCCCGTTTATGTTGGCTATAACGATATTTCCATCCCCTCTACTAAGGCAAATAAAGCCAAATCACTCTATTTGTTCAGGATAGATGAAGATGGGATAAATGAAGTTATTATGGTTTCTAATTATGATAAAAAGGATCGGAATGTTACCACCGCACCGCCATTGGATTGCTTCTCTAGGGAGTGTTTAACTTGGTTTAGTAGCGATGTTGATTGGTTTACGGGGTTCGGCGTTACCTCTCAGTCTCTGGCTTCGTTTGTTGTTAACGACAATGGGATTATATTAACTAAGTCTAGCGATATCTTATCGGGGGTAATTCCTGAATCGGTGACAACGGTTGACTATACAAATATTCAGGTTGTTAACACAGTCTCCACTTTTACCCCTTGGGTTTCTATTCAGTTATCAACAGGGGTTCAGTATATGGGTTCAGAAGATGATAAAGCTAATATATTATTCTTGTACTCAGTAGATAAAGATAATGATTCCTTGGTGGCATTTGCTCATGGTTATACTGCACCAGTGAAAATGCGAGCAAGCTATGATAACATTGAATCACAAATTTATTTTGATAGCAGTGAAATTATAATAATATGAAAATAAATGGTGCTTATAAGTTTAGAACGAAAGCCAACGTTTTCCCTAGCTTTAAAATATGCTTTTTGGGTCAATACCAGGACAGAGAGAGTGGAGATACAAATTTCTATTTTTTTGTTGCAACCCCTGACAAAGAAATAGAAGAAGTCACAATAGAAAATTCTTATTCCGAAGCTTTTTTTACCCCCAAGGTCAAGGAAGTTTATTTTCAGAATATAGGGAATCAAAAAACTGACTGGGTGGCAACTTATACCTGTTCGTGGGATACATCGCTAAACGAACAAGAAGGAGAATTAAAAATATTGTTAGGGTATAAGGTGGGAGAAACGGCAACAAACGAAAAACCCAAAGAATACAATTCTATTGAAACCGACCCAAAATATTTAGTTAATACTGTGGCTCAAAGAAAATTCGGAGCGCTGGAGCCGATAGGAGGAGGAGATTTTGTTGGTTGTTTTCCTCTTGGCTGGCAAAGGTATAGAGAGACTGCCCATAATACAGGGGGTTATCCCTCCTATATTGATTCTGCTACCGTTTATGTTAATGATGAACTGTACGCAGAAAGCTCTAGCTCTGTTTCGTTTTTTTTAGGTGGGGGTGGTTATACAACATCAGGGTGGAATACTGATGTTAAAGTATATCCAATAAGTAGTTATTTCTATTTTTATAATAACTCAGGATTAACAGAAGAAACATTAACCCCATCATTCTCTTTGAATAAGAATTATTCAAGATCGTGGAGGCAAGACTTTACTATTCCAGAAAGTGGGTATATTGATATATCTTTTGATCTTTCGGGATCTGGATTGATTTACGAGGAACTTGGTAGTATATATGGTGGGCTTATTAATAATATTAATCAAGACCGGATATTTGGCCCTGCGACAATAAGCAACGACTACCTCCCAATACGGACAGCAAGCTTAAAATATAAATATTGGCTAACAGACTCAGATTCGTTTTTATCGACATTTACTGCCAGCCACAACTATGCAGGGAATGGAACAGCCAAGGGGAACAATGCTGCTCAAAACATTGATTTACAGTATAATGCCGTATTATTCAATAACTGGGATTGCAAGACTTTTTCAACCTTTTTAACAAGAAATCTTAATTATTCATTCCTTATAGAGAACCAAGAGTCGGCTAGTTTTAGCGATATCACTGGCGGCACAACACTTAATTCTAGTTATTCCTCTGATTACACGACATCAATTTATTTGGTTTCCTTGGAATCTGGTACAAAAGAAAAGATTTATGAATGCAGCGTTTTGGCTACATCTTCATCTTTTTATTCTCATTACCAATACGTCAGAAGATACTATACCAGACCTCTATTTCCCTGGGATGGATACCGTTACGGTGGTATCAACCAATTCAACCCAATAACAAATATTTCTTACGCTTCCACAGATGGGTTTTGGGGGGGTGTGCGTAGTTATTCCTCTCAAATACAGGAGGAGGCGATGATGCTATTTTTAAAGGCTATCTCTCATAGAGACAAAAGCACATTAAGAGGGGATTACTTGTATTATGTTGAAAACGATGTATTCGATCCTATTAACACCTTTTTGACACAAGAATACACTGTAGATGTACTGGTTTTTGATATTAAGGATATTGAAAAATATATCAGGAAGCAGGTAAGGATGAAGCCGTCAAAGATACCCGAAGGAATGGAAGGCTTAACTATTACAAAAATAATGGCCATGCAATATTTGGAATGAATTTTAAGTTGATTACAAGTCACGCATAATAAAGAGACTTAAACTCTCAAAAGTTGGCATCCGCCGACCAACCTCGGCATCCTCAGAACATAGCCACCAACTACAAAATGATTGGACTTGATGCTGTTCGGCTATTGATATCAACTCCGACCATAGCCCATTACAAATCGCTTTATCGGCAACGGATTTATACCATAAACTCGCCTCTATAAAATGCACGGGAACATCAAACATCTCAATAATTTTAGATAATCTGGTTAGGATCACCGGAGCATTATAGGTTTTCAAATGAGTTTGAATCCCTACCTCAACAGGAAAATCCTTAGCTAATTCGTGGCAGATGTTGGCGATCGCATCCCATTTATTGAATAGGTGGGGTTTGAAATCTCCCAAAATTAATCGAGCTTTGGGGTTGGCAATATGCGCGACTTCACAATATCGCTTTAGGTTATCAAGTTTATAACCAGGATAGCCGACACCTAGATCGTCGGTAAATTCATTTGTTAATACCCATTCATTAATCTTAGGGAATTTTGCAACCCGTTTTTTTATCCATTGTTCTATCGTTTCACAACCGGAAAATGGACAGGGCTTTTGATGTTTATGCCCATAAAGGAATTGCGCTCGGATAATTTTATCTGGGAAGTCCAGAGGGTTTTTAGTCCCGTTCCGGTCAACAAATAACTGCCAATGGTAGCCAATCACAACCCCGTCAAATAGCGTTAAGTCCAAAGGTTGTGAACTTCCACAGGTAAATTGCAACACTAACTAGATCCCCCCTCTCCAATTGCTACCCAACCGCCGTTAAAAACATGGTACAAAATACCTGTCGAGGTATCTTTCCACATCTCTCTCGCACTATTGGGGGTCTTAGAAACACTTGCAGGGGTGTTAGTGTGTACGCGCATTCTGGCATCTGTCTCAACCCACGCCGTGCCGTTGTAGACATAGGTTAGGACTGAATCATAGTTATTGACCGCCCCATTCTCTTGATATATCCAACGGGTTCCAATCGCAGCCGCCCCCGTTGGTGTGGTAGTGGCGACAACCGTAGAATCTCTGGATATAAACCATCTACCTCCGCCCGTGGCAGTGTAGCAACTTTTACTATTTGCTGTTGAAGTCGTGTCGGTTTTAGCTAATGCTAACCAAACTTTTTCAGCAGAAGCATAGAAGACAATTCCATCTTCTAAATCAGTAACACTTAAAGCCACAATCGCGGCTATATTCGCCTTTGAACCCATCCAAACCATTGTCTTAAATCTCCGCTACGGTTAAACCTAAAAACACCGATACATCCCCAACACTCGCACTATTCCAATCATTTATTAATCCAGAGTTCCAATTATCAATTCCATGCAAATCCCAAACTAAATTAACAGGGGTGTCACTCGCCCAAATTTGGAGAGCTTGACCCGTAGTTAGCAAGATTTTAGTCTGCAACTGGAATGGAAAACCCTGGTCAATTTTGGCGTTAACCAGGAGGGGTTTTATTGTGAGGTAGGCATCTACTGATGTCAGGTTAGATGCTATCCCACCGATAACCATTGTGTCCTGAGTTGGGGTGAATAGTGTTGTCGGCTGGTTTATTCGTTGCCTAATTGATTGTGCGATCGACATTGTCTTCTCCCCTAGCTTTTCTGATTGCCACACCCGTCAATCGGTAGATTTCTTTACTACACATTCTCACTATGTCATTAAGGATACCTTCCTTCTCGTCATCGTTTACACCCCACCCTTTAAGCTCAACAACTAATCTTTCTAGTTGTTCAATATTTAAAGGGGGATTTTTTTGATATTGTCCTCTATTTTCCACTCCCCACTACCTCCTTGAAGTTTTTCCCTGCCGAAAACACGGGGACAGTAACCGCAGGGATAATCATTGTTTCACCTGTTTTTGGGTTTCTTCCTTCTCTTTCCTTCCGTTCCCGTGACTGAAAAGAACCAAAACCAACCAATGTTACCTTATCTTGATTAGAAACCGCTTCCATAATCGTATCTAAAGCCGCTGTCAACACAGTGCCAGCTTGTTTTTTAGATACGCCAGCGCGTTCTGCCACGGCATCCACTAATTCACATTTATTCATTGATCCACCTTCAGCTTAGTAATTAAGTTAATAATATCACAAAACCTAAAGGACATGGGAGTTTTCTGTGATTCCAATTATTTTTATTCTTTCCCGCAAAACTTCTTTATATTTTTTCATCGCACTTAATTGGCAAAGTTGCCTCTGTCTTTCCCCATTTGAGACGCGATTCAGTGCCGGGTTGGAACCGATAAAACTTGCTAGTTTTTGAATCCTAGAATCAAGTTCCTCTTGCTCTAGGTATATATCACTCGACTTATTCATTGTAAACTAATAATTTGAACGAGACAATGGTGGGCTAGGTCAGGGATTACCCAGACACACAGCATGAAGCAGACGTTCACCCACCACTATTATTTTAACATTTTACTTGATTTTTGACCGATTGAGAGAGGCGGAGGATCTGGATCTCGGCGATCGCCCTGGGCAATAAAAAACTTCAAACACACCCCACGCCCCTATCTTACCGATGAAGAATTAAAACAGGAATTGTTTGGAGTATTAGAGGAGAGTTGACGAGATAAACAGATAGAATCCAAATCAGGAGGGTGGTCTATTCAACCATCAGCATTAAAAGCAATGCGGCTTCATTGCTCTTAATAAATTTGTCCGTATCATATCATTTTGGGTTACTTGCAGGATAAAATCTCGCATCTCATCAAACCCTTCCCGTATTCTCCCTGAATCTATTGCGAATTGGATTTTCATATCGACTTCGGCTTTGATTGAGGCTAACTGAAATTGCTGTTCTAAAGACAATGCTCCGGGTTCTTGCTTTGCTTGCATAGTTTATCCCTTTCAATAGATAGTGAATTTACCCCTATCTTATCCTGTGGATCGCTAAGAGAAAGATGTTATTGATACATTTAGGTGTTGCCCTAACGAATACCGTGTAACACGCTAACCTTTGTCGGGAGGGTAGGGGGGTCTTTTTGGGATTATGTGTTATAGTGAATATGGCTTAGGCTAGAACTGCTCTCGCACCACACGCAGTTTAGTTCAGTCCTTGGCTCCTTAACTCTTTGTTTTTCGATTTATTGTCCCAGGAGAAATCTTGGGACACTTTTTTGTTTATAGGGGTTGAGTTTTCCCTGGTGTTTGAGTTATAGTTAAAGCAGGAAACAAGGAGTAAAAAGCAAGGACACATGAATTGTTTAGACTGGATTAATTGGCGGAGCAATGGCTTCCGCGACTACACCGTTAATTTCCGGCTGTGGCGAAACATCGTCAGCCGCACAAACCCCTACGATCACCAGATCATTGCTTTCTGGTATTGGTTGAATTATCCCAGTTCAGAAGGTGATGGTTGAAATGAAAAAAGCAGCGTCATGGCGAGATCATGCGATTTCAAGGATATCAAACGCCCTCCTTGAATATGAAGCACAATGCGCTTGCTTAGGGGAAGAAATCAACCCTAAAGACGCACGGAAGTGGGTAAACGACCGCTACCCCTTCGGAATTAGGGAACATTCCCCCTACAAGATATGGCTTGAGGAACTGAAACTAATTGAGAAGTTTCTCAAGTTGGGTGAGCCCGCTAAATACTATTCCCATTGGCGAAATCATGTAACCAGTCGAGGTGAGTCAGGAAGCACTCGCAAATCCAAAGCAGTAGTTTACGAAGGTCAATTAAGTTTATTTTAGTCTAATCAACACAAAGGAACAAATGGAATTATTAACTTTCAAATCATTCAAAGAACAAATCAAGAAACTGTTTCCCCATTTCCACGAAGAAGTGGAGATTCACGCTGCAAACTTAACGGAATCAGCATGGGAATCCATAACGATCTTGTATATTGCGAAGTTTGGCTACGACGATCCGAATGAGCATATTGTTGAATACGAAACAAGCGGGTGTTTTTATTACCACTCCCAGAAAATTATTGGGGTTGGCAAAACACTCTCGGATGCCATAGAAGATCATCGGGTAAAAGCTAAATCTAATCTTTCTTTCCTTTCAATGTCCAAAAGTTAAGCCAGATTACCGTGTAACACAGCAATTATGGCTTGACGAATCCAAGAAAGTGAGTTATGTTTAAAGATAGGAAGTCGCAAAACCAACAACAGCGAGTCCTATCTTTTTTATATCAAAAACAATGGCAAATCCAACACCAAGGCAACTAGAGTTTTATTTCAAAGGGAAGTGGAACAACCTCCCAACAAAGGTCATTAGGCTCCCTGAAGTTTTCCATAGGAAAACTTACGAATTGTGTAAACTTCTCGACAATGGAATTGATCCACTCGCAAGAGTTGAATCCGTGCCACAAACCTCTCCCTGGACAATGGAGGCGGTTCGGGACTGGATGGTTCACGAAGATCGGGAACTGCCTGAACTCCTGCCGTTAGAGCAAATATTAACAAAAGCGATCGCCGATGCCAGGGAACGGAAGATTGACCGCAGACTGGAACGAGCCGTTTGTTTTTTGGCTGACCGATGCGACGGAGCCAGGGAACATGATGGGTGCGGTTTTAATACCTGCGATTCCCAGTTTGGGAAATGGATTGCGGAACGAGTGCGGAGTGGTAAGCATCTATCGGGAAATATGGCAAAAGCCACACTCAAGATGCTGCAAAAGTATGTCCGGCAGTTAGAGAATAGCGGGTTAGTTCTACCGGAGTGGGAAGCGATCGCCCACCAATATCAAGCTACACCCGAACCCTCACAAGAGGAAAAGCCACCAAAACGGATTGAGGTTATCGGACATCGGCTCTGTGTTTTCCATCCCTTTGACGGGACGGGAGCATTCCAACAGAAAGCTAAAACCGTCCGAGGCTATAAATTTAACGAGTTGAATAACAAAGGATGGTGTTATCCCCACAGCGTATTAGAGGACTTAATTAAGGTGTTTCCCCAATCAGACTTTTACTATGACGACGAGATTCAGACCATGATCCATTTAATTGAAATCAAGAAAGCCGAAGCCGAGGCGGAACTCCATGCCGAAGCATTAGGAAAAGCAACCCGAATTATGGGGTTAGTCGAGAAGGCAAAAATAGACCAACCTCTCTCAAATGGTTGGATATTGCGAGACTATCAACAGAAAGGGGTTGAGTGGCTCCTGGCTCACAGCGAGGGCGGGATTTATAAAGGAGGCATTTTAGCCGACGATATGGGACTAGGGAAAACCTTAGAATCCCTAGTGGCAGCAAAAGCCCTACAACGGACGCACAACTGCCCTGTGTTTGTGGTTTGCCCTGTATCTTTGATGGAGGGTTGGCGACGGGCAGCTACAATGGTAGAGGTTGAGGTAGAGTTGTTTTCTAATCACTTTAGTCAAATCCCTGCACCCTTAGAAAGCGGGGGTTTTGTGGTAATCTTTGACGAGGCACATAGCTTTCAAGATCCCACATCAAAGCGGACAAAAAAATTCTTGAATTTATGCCTTGCCGAGAATTGCATCGCCGCATGGCTTCTGACCGGAACGCCAATGAAAAACGGACGACCAATTAACCTGATGCCCCTTTTGATGGCGGTTGAACATCCCCTCGTGCAGAACAAACATAAATTTCAGGAGCGATACTGCAACGGGCATCGGAAGGTCATTAACTCCTACGGAAAGACTGTCTGGGACGTGACCGGAGCCGCATTCTTGGACGAACTTAGCCAGAAAACCCATGACGTTATCCTGCGGCGGACTAAAAAAGAATGCCTCCCTGAACTGCCACCAAAGACCCGAATCTTTAAGCAAGCGGAATTAGAGAAAACTCGTGCATCTGAATACCATGCCGAGATTAAAGCCTTAGTTCAAAACTACAAAGACCGTGCCGATGCAGGGGAGGTTGACCCCTCTGCCGAGGCCCTTGTTACCCTGAATATACTGCGAGGAGTGGGGAGCCGATACAAGGCTGACAGCGCCATCACACTCGCCCAAGAACTGCTAGAACAAGGGCAGCAGGTGGTGATTTTCACCGAATTTATTGAGAGTGCCAAGGCTATCAATGCGGCGCTTGGGGGTGAGCTACTTATTGGGGGAGTAGATCCATTACTCCGACAGGATATGGTAGATCGGTTCCAAGTCGGGAGAAGTCGGGTGTTTGTCGGGACAATTAAATCCGGTGGGGTAGGTTTGACACTGACCGCGGCATCAAACGTAATCCTAGTGGATCGGGCATGGACTCCAGGTGACTGTGAACAAGCCGAGGATCGGTGTTATCGTCTCGGACAATTAAATGCAGTCTTCTGCCACTGGCTGAAATTTGGGACGGTTGACGAGGCGATTGACTCGTTGGTTGGCGAGAAGCAAGAGCGAATTGAGATTGTCTTAAAGGGCAAAACCCACACTATCAAAGCATCCTCCCCGATGGAATTAGCCAAGCAATTACTACAGATTTTATAGGACAAGATTAAACCCGCCATCCTAGTTAGGGAACGGCGGGTTAATTTTCAGTTCTTTTTGCTTTTAGCTGTTCTCTTTTCTTTAACTTTTGCAACCCTCTCTGGTATTTTTCGAGGGATAATCTCAACGTTTCCCCATAACCACTGGGAATCGTTAATCTCCTTGAAAACCAAGTAATAGCGCGGAGGTTTTCCTTCTTGTAAAACGTGCAGTGTCGTTTCCTCACGATCTGCTTCTGGGTTGTACCGAGTAGGAGAAATCTTACAATAGTATGAAGGACATCCAATCCCCTCCTCTACTCCCTCTCCAAACTCTACCGGGGGGTTGGCAAGAACATAAGAAACCTGTTTATACATAACTTGCAACTTATACTTGTAACACGCGAAACCTAGGCATTTAACTCCCTGTCCAGAAAGCAAAATTAGGGAGCAAGCCGAGCTTTCCCTAATCTATTTTTCTCATACCAAGCTGAAATCTCAGGAACCCATTCTTGAGTATGGGCCCACATCATTTCAGAGAGTTTTTGAATCTCTAACTGGGCATCTTTTTTGAATCTTAAATCGAGAAAATGTAACAGTGAACGCAGGTTACAAGACATAACAAAATGCTGTCTGAAATCGAACGGGATTAAACCCCTGGCGTGTTCTTCACTCATCCCAGACTCAATGTTTTGTTTATACAAACCACAAGCATCTACACAGTGTTGTAAATGGATTTCTCTTAATTCAGGTGAATAATAATATTTTTTCCCTTGGCGGTCAACATATTCACCAACAGGTCTTAAATAAAAAACATCTTCTAAATCACGTTTACCATCAACAACATCAATGATTCTTTGGCCTGAGTAACGCATCGACTCAACGCTAAAAGAAATATGCCTATGTCGGGTTGCTTGCTGCATGACGCTATGGGGAAAGTAGCCAACATTAAAGACAATATAGGCAGTTTCGGCACAACTCCAATGCCCTCTATCACCTGCTAACAATCTTTTGACTGCTATCTCGCCACACTCTTTTTCTGGGGGGATTTTATCAATCCCCCAAAACACTTAATTCTCGCTATAACATTGGTGCAATGCCAGGTAAATCATCTGTTGGGGATTAGCTGTTTTCGATAAAACATCAACCTTGAATCTGTCCATTAATCTCCTGCTCTTTTGTGCATCGTAATCATACCATTATATCATTTAATCACCCATCCCAAAATAGCCCACTTCCCAAAATGTCCATAACTTGTCCCCAAAAAAAAGTTTTAAAAACCCCTTGACATTTCCTCGGGTATCGGTTATAGTTA